AGTTCAGCATGGCCTCATAGGAGACGAGGCCGAATTTGCTGCGGGTCAGCCGCAGGTATTCCTCTGCGTCCATGGCGTTTAGGCTGACGGACACCGCGTCGATCAGGCCCGCCAGCAGAGGGGCGGTGGGCTTGCTCCAGATCAAGTCGGACAGGCCGTTGGTATTGATACGGATGGGGATGCCGGATCGGCCTTTCAGATACCGGGCCACCTCCAGCAAGTCATCCAGCCGCTCGGTGGGTTCGCCGTAGCCGCAGAAAACCACCTCTTCATACTGGCTCAGATCCCAGGCGTCCAGACTGTCGCAGACCTCCTGGACGGTGGGTTCCCGCTCCAGCCAGAGCGGGTCCGAGCCGTAGACGCCGGGGGCGTTCTGACGCAGGCAGAAGGTGCAGGCGCAGGGACAGCGGTTGGTCATGTTGACGTAGATGCCGTGTTTGACGGGATAGGTAATGGTCATAGCTTGCCTCCGCAGATCAGAAGATATCTTATTTTACCCCATTTGCGCCTGAGACACAAGACGGTGTTTCAATCCCACCCAGTCCATATCAGGGGACAACTTTTGATACAATATCAGCGGATACAAAAGCAGCGGATAAGCACAAGATAGGGTGTGCATATCCGCCGCTTTTTCTTTCTCATTCTATATACTGCGCCTTTGCGCCTTGAAAATGCACACCCCTTAAAGGTTAGGATACCAGCGGAGCAGATCACCGCGCCCTTCGTCCTCCAAGGTTTCAACCGCATATTTCAGCCATTCCTCCGGCGTTGGAATTTCCCCGGCGCGTGGTATCTTCTCCCATTGCGCCCGCTTCTCCGGGTCTGGATCATTCATACCCTTTTCAATGCGGGCCGAGATAATTGTCCGCATTTCTTCCACCGTGATATTCCTCTCACGGGCCAGTCTTTCAAATAAATGCTCTCCCATGTAGATGCCTCCTGATTTTTAGATTAGTATTTCCGCCTTCCTGCTATGCTATCAGTATGTCCTTTTTGGGAAATGATAAGTCTACTGATTGTGACTATTATATCACCATTTTGGGCCTTAGAATAGATACAGATGGGCAGGTGGATTTATGAATACACAAAAACGCATAAAGCAACTGATGGAGGAGCGCGGCTGGACAGATTACCGGCTGGCAAAGGAAGCAAACCTTTCCCATTCCACAGTCACAAATATGTTTAACAGAAATAATGCGCCGACGCTTCCGACCTTGGAGGCGGTATGCAGGGCGTTTGGTATAACTTTATCGCAATTCTTCTCCGAGGGGAATGATCCGGCGCAATTAACCGAAGAACAGAGCATACTGTTCTCAAAATGGAGTACCTTGACCGAGGAGCAGAAAAATCTGCTTCTTGCCCTCATAGATACCATGTAAAACGACGAAAGCCCGCAGGCCAAAACCTGCGGGCGTCTTTTTCATTATGCAGCTTTCCATATTTCAGCGGGTATCTCTATCTCTTGTCCGTCGCGGAAAGCAAACACCAGCCGCATATCCTCATATACCGTCACAAAATCCACCGTGGAATACCAAAGCTCCTCGTCAAATTCTGTTACCAGCTCGGCGCTGTTTTCCAGCCTTTCGAGGAACATGGCAATTTTCGTGCGCTTGGCATTGCGCTCCAAACGAAGTTCCCCGATTTCTGCCAGCCGCTTCCTTGCCTCCTCGTATCTGTCGCAGTATCCGGTATATTTCCGTTCATATTCTCCCTGATCCATGGCCTTCTGCGCATTGTCCGCAATAATCTTACGGATCAGGCCCATAGCAACCTCGCTTTCATTTTCAAGCTGCTCCTGCTCGGTATCAAGGTCGCGGGTATCGGTCAAAGCCTCCATGACTTCCTGATATGCCTCTATGATTTCCGCCCGGCTGCCAAGTATCTGATTGAAAGCGGCCAGAAATGCGGTTTTGATTTCTGCCTCGGTAAGATGGGGCGTTTTGCAATGCTGGCCCCGGTGCTTCTCGTTGCACTGCCATACCAGAGCGCGGTGTGGGGTATTTGAGTGCCATATCTTACTACCGTAAATGCCGCCGCACTCGCCGCAGATCAGTTTCCCGGAAAAAGGATGCAGGCAGCTCGTAAAACGGCCATCTTCCTTGCGGCGTTTCAATTCATACTGCACAAGGTCAAATTTCTCCGGCTCGATAATGGCCGGGTGGCTGTTCTCTACATAATACTGAGGCACTTCGCCCTCATTGACCTTGCTTTTCTTGGTGAGAAAATCCACAGTGAATTTCTTCTGCAGAAGCGCATCACCCTTGTATTTTTCGTTGGTGAGAATACTTTCCACTACCTTACTCCGCCAGATTTTCTTCCCTCCCGGCGTAACGATATCTTCGTCGGTCAGATATGTCGCTATGGCCGAGGGTGATTTTCCATAGAGGAACAGCCGATAAATAAGCCTTATCGTAGCGGCCTCCTCCTCGACGATTTCCGGCAGATTGTCTGCGCCCTTTCGGTATCCGAGAAACCGCCCGTATGGAATACTCACCTTGCCGTCCGCAAACCGCTTGCGCTGGCCCCACGTCACATTTTCGGAGATAGAGCGGCTTTCTTCCTGCGCCAGCGAGGACATAATGGTGATAAGCAGCTCGCCTTTTCCGTCAAGGGTTCGGATGTTCTCTTTCTCAAAGAAAACCTCAATCCCTTTTTCTTTGAGCTTCCGAACCGTGGTTAAGGTATCCACCGTATTACGGGCAAAACGGCTGATTGACTTGGTAATGATAAGGTCGATTTTTCCGGCCAGCGCATCCGCCACCATGCGATTAAAACCTTCGCGCTTTTTGGTATTGGTCGCAGAAATGCCTTCGTCCGTATACATATCAACAAACTCCCAATCTTCCTTTGACTGGATATATCGGGTGTAATAATCCACCTGCGCCTCATAGCTGGTAATCTGTTCTTCGAGGTTCGTCGATACACGGGCATAGGCCGCCACCCGCAGCTTCTGCACCTGCGTACCCGAAGGGCTTAATGGTATGTTGTTTTTCTTGGCCGGTATGACCGTGACTTTTGCGGCTACTGCTGGCATGGCTTTCTCCTCCTTCCCCGGCGGTCTGCGTTCTCCCATGGCCGCTCTATAATCTGTCCGTCGTAAAATTCAAAGACCAAGAGGCGGTTATCCTTTACCCGTATCTCTTTCACCTTTTCCTGAAAAACGGCCCCGTCAAACTCCGGCAGGCCCAAGACCTCGGCGGCAATGGCCTCCAATATCTTCTCCTGTATAATTTTAGCGTTGCAATGGGCCTTTCCCTTCCGGTTATAAGTACAACAGAGCCACGCATAAACCTCCTTACCACGCAGGCGGTGAACATACCGAGCGCCGCATTTCCCGCATACGATACGGCTGGAAAACGGATACTCTCCATGATACCGAGGCCCCTCGGCTTTCCTGCGGGCATATTCTGCCAAAACGCGCTCATAGGTTTCCCGGTCAAGAATGGCCTCGTGACTGTTCTCTACATAGAATTGTGGACGCTCGCCGGTATTCTTCCGGTTGTTCTTTGCAATCGGATCATCCACGAAGGTCTTTTGCAGAATCATATCCCCGGCAATCTTCTCATTGCAGAGCAGTTTCACAATATGATAGCCGGTAAGCGCTGCGCCCCGCGTCCCGACGGCTCCGGCCTTGGCAAAGGCCCGTTCAATTTCAATCGGTCTGGCTCCCTGCAGATACATAGCGGCGGCCATGCGCAGAAGCTCCGCTTCCTCCGGTACAACTACCAGCCTGTTGTTTTCCTGCCTGTATCCGTACATTTCAACGCTCCATGCAAGCCCCTGCCGGAAATTTGACTGAACGTGCCAGCGGATATTCTCGGATACAGAACGGGCTTCCTCCTCCGCATAAGCGGCGAGGAGGGTAAGCAGAAACTCCCCGTCCTCGCCGAGTGTGTGGATATTCTGTTCTTCAAAGTATACGTCCACACCGATCAGACGCAATTCCCGGACGGTCTGCAAGGTCGTGACGGTATTGCGTGCAAAGCGGGAAATTGACTTGGTGATAATCAGGTCTATATCCCCGGCCCGGCAGTCTGCCAGCAGCTTTTGAAACTGCCCACGGGTATCCTTTGTGCCGGACAGAGCTTCGTCCGCATACACACCAGCGTATTCCCAGCCGGGCGTTTTTTGTATCAATGCGCTGTAATAGCTTACCTGCGCAGATAATGAGTGGAGCATGGCATCCTTGCCGCAGGATACCCGCGCATAAGCGGCCACGCGCTTCTGCTTGGGAGCCTGCTGTACTGCCGCCATATTCACTTTTTTAATTGTGCGTTGCATATCACGCCCTCCTTTCAGGACACTGATGTTATAGGAAGCCACCCGAAAAAGAAAGGCTTTTCAAAATAAAAAGCCGCCTAAAACCGGCTTAAATTTTTCTTTTAACCGGGCCTCAATGCGTACCAGATCAGCGTCATTTATCACACCCTGCCGGAGCATGGAGCGGGCCACGGCAAGGGCCGCCTGATACTTTTTCTCCCGTTCAAACTGCTCCTTTGTCATGGCCGCCTCCTTCCCCGAACCGCGCCGCGATATAACAGGCATGAGAACAATATTTCCTCTTTTGGTTTCCATAGCTCTTAAACTCCTTCCCGCAACGGGCGCAGGTCATAAGATAAAATGCTTTTCTATCCACAAGCTCCGGGTGGGCTTTCCACCATGCCCGGCGGCAGGCTTCGGAGCAGAATTTTCTCCCTTTCCGTCCCGGCAATTCCGCAAGTGACTGGCCGCAATGGCGGCAGACCGTATCCGCCTCCTTGGCAGCTACACCCGTTAAGTGATTGCGGCGGCAAAAGCTCTTGACCGTATTCTCGGAAAGCCCCAACCGGACAGCAATCGCACCATAGCCAAGCCCCTCCATGCGGAAGAAACGAATTTTTTCTTTTTCAGCGTCAGTCATGGTATTATCGCCTCCTTTGAAAAAAGCGGCCCCGAAGGGCCGCACCAATTTATTTAGCCGGGATTTTCAAAACCTGCCCGGCATAGATCACGTCCGAGGTCAGGCCGTTCAATTTCTTAATCTCTGTATAGCGAGTGCCGTTTCCCAGCTCGCAGGCGGCAATTCCCCACAACGTATCATTCTTTTTGACAGTATAGGTAGTGGTTGCCGCCGTACTGGCATAAACCACCTTTCCATTTTCGTCAAAGACCGAATATCCTGCGTTCTGGTCAGCGCACCGTTTGGCATTATCCAGCACCTTAAAGGCTCCCTTCTGCGAAGCTGCGTCGGCCCAGCTTTTACGCACCCGGTACAGACCGGAGGCAGTCGCAGAGGCTTCCACAATCTTTTTCAGGATAGCGACTATCTTCGCCCCATATCCGGCACCGGCAGCCCAGCCCTTGCCCTGCGGATTTTCCTGAATCCCCAGCCATTCCACATAAGGTGCGGAGCCGCGCGTTACATACTTAAAGCGCGGATCAATACAAGGATTTTGAAGCGCCTCCGAGGACGCATAGGCTTTTAAGTGCTGTACCTGCGCCCGGATACCAAGCTGGGGCGTGTCAAAAGAATTGCCCTTCATGCCATTACTCGTCACACCCATGCCGCAGAAATTATTCTGGTCGATTGTTACGGCAGAACCGGAAAAGCCAAAGTTCCCGGTTTCCAAACAGGATTGCGCAAAGGCAATGTCACCGCGCACACCCTCGGCCTTGCCTTCGGAGAGGTATAACGGGATCATATCAAGGACAGCCTGCGGCACAGAAAGATTGGCCGCTTTAATATAAGCCTGCATCTGCTCTTTTGTCGCAATGGCTGTCCCCATAATCTTTGTGTAACTGCCGGTATCCTCCGCATTGCCGGAACCTGCCATGGCCGCCTTTACTGCCTGCCGGAATCCGTCCATAGTGTAGCCCATGTTAAGCTGATCCCATAAATGCTCCGGGTCGCCATGGTTAGAGGCAATCCCCCGGCTGTGGCCCTCCCGGTGGCTCACGATCACGCCATCCGCCGTAGGGTTCAGGCCGTACTCCTTACAGAGATAGGCAAACAGCTCCACCGCCGCCTCATACGTCCGTTTTGCCACGGCCCGCGCCGTCGCCAGATCAGAACAAGTAAAAGACGAGCCGCCCGTATATTTGATACAGGCAGGCTCGCACATTTCCACGCCAATATGAGTGTCATTTCCGCTCCCTTTACTGCCGGAGCCGCAATGCCAGCCCCGGTGGTTCCAAGGGAGTGTTTGATAGATGGCCGCGTCGTTCCCGTCGATAAAGGCGTGGACGCAGGCCCGGTCATAGCTGGCGCTGTTCCAGCTATTGATGAAAACCGACGCCTTCGGCTGCGGGCAGCCCACGGAATGAAGCATAAGCCCTTTTACCGCAATCTTCCGCCCCGCCGTATAGCAGGGATTCCGTGTTAAAATGGACTGGATCAATTTCATTTTACGTCGCCCTCCTTCCCGGAATCCTCCTTATCATGGAGCTGTGCCAGAACAGGCGCGGAGTGTTCCGTGACATGAAATACATCGAC